TTATATGGGTTTGCTAGTGCTAGACAAACACTTGTTCGTGTCTTATTGTACAATGACATATGGCACGACAAACGGAGACACAAATGGTGACACAACCAGATCTTAAAAGTCGGTTATCCAAACTGCTGATTGCAGACATTGGGGTACAACTATGCCCGTTGGGGCGAATACTTGCAGAACTTGATGAAGAAACCAATAAAGTGCTAGTCACATTACTGGATTCTGACATTTCCACGAGATCTATATTTATTGAACTAAAAGCAGCAGGATACAAAATTGGTCGCGACAGTGTAATCCTTCATAGGGATAAGCGTTGCCGTTGCTACGACAACAAGGGGGCATAGTGACCAAATCACTGAAAGATAAACTAAACAAAGCTTTGGATGTTCATAACGACAACAAAGCTGCGTCCGAAAGCCCAGACGACAGCAAAGCCTGGGCACAAATCGGGTTAGACGGTGGAGAACTATCCACAGGCGCAATGCCAACAGAACTCACAGGTGACTGGAACGCTGTCCTACGATCATTCGGATTAGACCCCGACGTGTTTGAAATAGCTGACGACACCGTACGAATGTCCAAATGGCAATCATCCAAACGGCTTGAGAACGGCGACCGCGACCTAATCTGGCTGTTTTCATACAAAGCACGGTTCCGCCGCAGATCCCTCACCGCACTATCCGACGCTGATATCACATCCCTACGGGAAACGGTACAGAAGTGGAAACCGGTATCACGCCCCAAAACACCTGCCAGCAACGAACCCCCAAGCACAATGGTTGTGTGCTGGGCCGACCAACAGTTAGGCAAATCAGCGGGAGGCGGAGTACAAGCAACCGTACAACGCGTAATCAAAGGCTACGAAGACACCATAGAACGCGTAAAAGAACTACGCCGAATAGGTAGAAACATAGAGAACATAGCCATCGTCAACATGGGCGACCCCGTAGAAGGCTGCGACGGCAACTACGCCAGCCAACTATTCACCGTAGAACTCACCCAACGTGAACAACTCACACTCGCCATAGACCTATGGACACAAGGAATACGGCAACTAGCACCATTAGCCGAACAAGCAGAATTCATATCAGTGCTCTGCAACCACGGAGAATGGATGCGCCGAGGCGGGAAATCGGTTACATCCGACAGCGACAATGCCGGCGGATTCCTAACCGACACAGTCAAACGGGTATTAGACGGACGAACCGACACAGAACACCTCAAATGGACAATCCCCCACGACGAATTCATAACCACAGCCGTACTATCAGGAATCAAAGTAGCGTTCACACACGGCCACAAAATCAGTGGAAAAGAAGTTGAATGGCTCCGAGGACAATCAATCCGCATACTCCGCGAAGAAGGACGAGAACCCGACATTTGGGTAACAGCCCACAAACACCACCTACAAGTAGAAGACTTCGGACCCTGGTACCGATTCCAATGCCCATCAAACGACGGCGGATCCAAATGGTACACAGACATGTCAGGCAAATGGTCAACCCCAGGAACCCTCACATTCCTAGTAGGCGCACACGACACTCGAGGCTGGTCAGATATGGCAGTCCTATGACCAACGCCCGCCTATGCGCATGCACCCCCCGAACGGTAATCCCACAACAACCAAACTGTGGCGAAAAACCCGACGACTTTGACGAATAACCCACACAAAGCCAAAAGGCGCAATATTCCTCCACGATAACGAAACCCAAAAGGCACAAAGCTGTATGACAACGATAATAGGGATACAAGGACCCGACTACGCACTACTAGTAGCAGACACCCGAATCAGCACCTGCGACGAAAACGGCACCCCAACACAAGTCAACACCCTCAAAGCCGAAACATCCAAAATATGTGTAAACGGCAAATACCTCATAGGCACAGCAGGCGACCTAAGAGCGATCAACCTACTAACCCACACACTCACACCACCCATCTGCCCACCAACCCTAAAAGGCAAAAAACTAGACAACTTCATAACCAACAAACTCATACCAACCATCAAACAATGCTTTGAACAAAACGGCTACACCAACACAGACACACACACCCCAAACCGTGCAGGACACGACTCCCAAATCCTGTTAGCCATAAACCAAACAATCTACCTAATAGACGGCGACTACAGCTGGTTCACAGACCAAACCAACAACTACGCCATAGGCACCGGAGCCCCATACGCACTAGGAGCCCTAACCGCACAACCAGAACCAAGAAACCTACAACAAGCCAAAAAACATGCCCTCAAAGCAATAGCCATAGCAGCCAAATACGACCCAAACACCAACCACCCATACCACACCCAAACCCAAACAACAAACCGAAACAAACAAACCACATGACCCAAGACGATATACACACAAAAAGATGGCAAAACAAAGCCCAATGCAAAGGGCAAACAAACAAAATGTTCCCCCAACACCACAAAGACATCACCTACATACTAGAAGCACGCCAAATATGCACCCAATGCCCAGTACAAAAAGAATGCCTCAACTACGCCCTAGAATTCCACCCAATAGACATGCACGGAGTATGGGCAGGACTCACCTCCCGACAACTAGCAGCCGAACAAAAGAAACGAGGCATACGCCCAATCCGTCCCTCGCTGTCACAAATGTGGGAACACTTTCATACGGCCAGGAATTAGTGGGTTCGTATTCCGCAGGTTTGGCAGTAGGTGTGGTTGCCTATGGTTTGGTTGTTTTGGTTGCAGGTTGTTTTGCCGCAGGGTGTGAGGGTTGTGGTTCCTTGTAAATAGTTTATTATTGTGTCGTGTGGTGTGGGTGGGGGTGGTCCGGTTGTTAGTTCGGGGAGTTTGTGTTGTTTTCTTATCGCGTTGAGTAGTGTGGTTTGTACATATTGGTTGAGGCTGTAGCCGTGTGTTTGGCAGTGTTCTATTAGTTGTTGTTTTAACCAACCTGGGATTGTGGTGGTTAGGTTGTATTTGTGATCAGGGTTTTTGGGTGGTTCAGGTTTGCGTGGCATCGCGTTGGATGAGGAGTGTTAGGTATTCGGTGATGGTCATGTCGTAGCCGTCGGCTAGTTCTATGATCAGGTTTTTGAGTTGTGGGTCTATTTTGAGTGTGAGGTTGGTTTTGGTGGTTGCTTGTTGGGGTGGTCGGCCGATACGTTTTTTCATGGTTGGTAGTAGGGCGCTGTGTGTTGGTTGTAGGTTTCGGTGAAGTGGTTGCGATCGGCGCCTGTTGTTAGTTCGGTTCCTACTTGCCGGATTGTTTCGGCTAGGGCTGGGTGAATGTTTTGTGGGGTGTAGTTGCCGCTGTTCATTTGTTGGCAGAGGTTGTGGTATTGGTTCCAGGCTTGTGAGGCGGTTGGTGGTGCGTCTGGGTTGGTGAGGTTGTAGACGGTTTTGCGTAGGTGTCCTGGTTTGGGTAGGAATGTTTCTGTTAGGGCTAAATGGATGATTGCTTGGGTGCAGTGTGCCGGCTCGAGGTCGGCTATGAGTGTCCACCATGCGGTGTATATGGATTTGCGTTCGTCTGGTGATGCTGGGAGTGCTTGATTCCAGGTTGCATATGTTTGGTTGACAACTTCTATGGCTTCTGTTTTATTCATTGAGGAACTCCTGTTCTGCGGATCGTTTCGTGGCTAGCTCTATGAATCGTTCTATACGGTCAGCGGTGTTGAATATGATGCTGATGTCGTCGTACCGTTTGTTTTGCGGGTTCTGTCCCCTGTGCCAGGGGCTGTTTGCTACACCGTCTATGACTTGTAGGCAGGTTTCTTTGCCGTAGTCGTGGATTGCGGCCCCTATGCGGATCGTTCTGTCGTGATCTAGTTTGGCGCGTATGGGGGAGCCGGCACGTAGAACTGTTTGCCAATAGTCAAATATTTCTTGGATATCCGCCACCGACTGGGTTTTGGCTTTAGCTGCCATAGATAATGTTTTTGCGGACTTGGGCCGTCCCCGTTTGGGTAGATCGGGCATACCTGGAAGTTCGTTGTCCATGCGGCGAATTATAGTTCAAGACTTTCTGTAAATCAATACCTAATCAGCAAATCAATTAAGCGATAGTCATCTATTTGAATCGTGGAGAAGAATAAGCCTTTACGGTTTATTCCACGATCAAAAGATGAGACATAGAAGAGAACCAACTTAGAACCCCCTTCGGAGGGGGTCTGGGGGAACCTTTTGCTAATTCCCTCAAGAGCCGGTACGAAGCCGCACAGAACCCTGGAAATTCACATACGTGATGGGCTCTCGTCGTTTGGCGCGCCGAAAGTTGTGGCTATCCGCCACCGTCAGAACAAGTCTGTTGGTGGCAGTCGGTCAGAGTAGCAGAAGAAAGCCCCGCTCGAGCACCCGGAATGAATCTTTTCTGTAACTTTTTTGGCAGCCCCATAGTTTGCTGCTGTTGCTAATTAGCAGCTAATGCAAATTAGGGGCGGGACTGATGATCCCGAACGTGTGTTCGGATTCGGCGAACACACTGGCGGGGCTGTTGATCCAAATAAATGACGGGACTATTTGATACAAAATTTAGTATCAAATTCAGTATCAAATTGGTTTACATTTTATTTGCCGGCTGATCCAGGCTGCGCGATCTAAACAACGTAGATAAGTTTAACTTTTGTTTGTTCCCACCGACCTGTCTTCCTTGCCGGCTGTGACTAGTATGTGTAGTAGTTGAGATTGCAGACCGAACACTGACCCCCATCATGCGAGGTCTCTCTCACAAGGTGGCGTGGTGCCCCATAATCCACCAACTATGGGGTGCCACCACCAACTAGCTGCGGCTATACGCCACCGTCGTTACAAGGATGTGTGTTATTTGTTTTTCTTTTTGGGGTAGCGCGTCCGGTCGGTGTATCGTGAGAACACGATCTTCGCGATTATGTCCAACGCTTGGTTCCGTCGGTTAGCTGCGTTTACTTCTCTGATCGGCCACTCACCCATAGGCGTGCATGATCCGGTTTCAAATTCTTCCATTGCTTCCTCGGTCCCACATTCGGAACAGACCATTACTAGTGTGTCGCCAGATCCCCGTGTGCGTCGTGACACGGCCCCAGGGTATGCGTCGGGTGTGGCGTTGTTCGGGATAAACCCGCGACAACGTGGACAACGATCTAAGGTTTCTAGGTTTACTTGCTGCTCTTTCATTATTTCTCCAATCCTAAGAATATTTCCAATTTCATCCATTTGATTATGTCGTCCGCAGACAACTGGTGACCTTCGGGGAACGGTAAATCTATCCACCTGTTGCCGGCACCTTCGTCTACTGCCTGGATTGCGCGTATAGCGGTAACAATGAAAGCCTTATCAAATGGAGGATCAAAGTTGTATCCAAGATGGATACCTACACCGTCCTCGAGATCTATGAGGTCTTCGGATACCGATTCGCGGATACCAGTGATGTCATTAGAGGTCGTCATTGTTGCCAGCCTCAAAGTATTGTTCTACCGCAATGAGTACTTTCTTGAGCATTGCACTGAACGGAAGCATTGCTGCTTCGTGACCATATTTGTCACCATTTAGTTCAACTGCTTCACGGATGTCGTCACGAAACTTGCGTTCGTT